TCCAACCCTGACCGGATCCGGCAAAACCCCTGTGGTGGGCGACCTTATCAACACCATTGCCGCTGATCCGATTATCCGCTCCCCCAAGGAAGCAGGGTATGTCCATACGCGCGCCCGCCACACGCGCTTCCCGCGGACATGGGCCATACGCTACGCGGGCATCACCACGGCGGACAAGAACCTTATACGCGTCCACGAAGAGGAACGCGGCGTTGGCGGCGCGAGCTTCACGTGGACCGAGCCAGGCAGCGGCACAGCGCGCACCGTACGGTTCTCCGCGCCCGTGCGCTACCAGCCCATGCCCGACACCAACTATGCCCGGTGGAATGTGGATTTTGAATTAGAGCAGATATAAACCCAAGGGAGAGACACGCTCATGCCCAGAACGCTGAATGTTGGCGCACCGGCGCTGAAAAACGCAGTTGCCGCTTCGGGCGCATGGGTATTGCTTGCGACCGTGACCAACGCGGCGGGAAGCGTTGTGTTCCGATGGGTGAATGACGCCAACATACTCCCACTGGCGACGCTCGGGCAAACCTACCAGCCGGCCGCATTCACCCTGGCCCCCATGAACGAGAGCTTGAAGGGCGACCTGCCGCGGACCCGCATGACGATTTACGACCCGCGAACCGCCGTGGGCACGGTCATCCCCGCCGCTGCAACATACGCAGGTTTCACCGGCGGCACCGTAACGCTGGCGCTGGTGTATAGGCCCCTTTCCGGCACAGTAACCCACGCCGGTATCACCCACTACTTTACCATCATGACCGCGGAAGTCACGAACGACGGAATAGTGCTGGAGCTGGGGATAACGTCCCCGCTGAACCGGCGCTTCCCGCGAGACCGCTATGTCGCTACCGTCTGCCGCCACACGTTCCGCATGGGGTTCTGCCGCTTCGGAGAGTTCCGCACCGGCAATACGTATTGGGTGGCGGGGACGGAATACGCGAAGGCCGCGGACGTAACGGTTGCGACCGTGAGCTTCAACGCAGTTGCCGGCGGCCTGAGCTACATCTTCGCGCCTGGGTCGGTATTTCGGCTCATGGGCTTCCTCGATGGCCAGCTCATCGAGGTAAGCGGCACGCTCTACAACAATGGCGTGTATAACGTTAGTGTGGTATCCGCGCTGGACGTTCCCAGCCGAATCTACCTCACAAGCGACTCCGCTATTACGCAAGAAACCGTAACCGGCGGCGCCGTGCGTATCCGCGTCCTATGTGACCATACGCTGAGCCGCTGCCGAGCCAACGCGAGTTTCGCGCGTTACGGCGGTTCCCCCGGCATAGCGGAGGGGAATTATGGCTAAGGGAGGCGGCGCATGAGCCGCAACAGCCGACGAAATTGGGCGACAGCCGCGCAGGTAGGCACGACCGCGCTGCTATGGGCGACAAGTTGGAACCCCATGGCGAAGTTCTTCGTCTGGGCCTCCAGCAGCATGCTGATAAACGCGATTATGCCCGGGCCGGAGAACGTGTTGGCTGCCAGTCCGTCGTATAGTTGGCGCCGCACCCCGAACGACACCGCCGCCGCCAACACCCCGATGCCCGTGCTCTACGGCACCGCCCGCATCAAGCCGGTGCTGAAAAACCGCTTCGTCACGGTGAAAGACGACCGGCAGTACATCCACGCGCTCTACGGCTTCACCGGCCATCGAATCGACGAGATTGCCACCCTGAGCGACTGGCTATACGCGACGGATTACATTGTAGGAGACGAGGTCAAGCCCCCAGCGACCTACGGCGGCGCGGTAACGGCGGAACCCGGAAAAACCTATCGTTGCCGACGCACCCACACCAGCGCGTGGAATATGGATGTGTTGCCGTGGCCGTCCGACTACACGACCATAACTTGGCTTGATGCGGGCTATTGGGAAACCGGCGCGGGCACGGCCGACATCCAGGATATACGCATCAACGGCACCCCGGCAACTGAGTTCGTCACTGCCAACGCGGATGAGTTCCACTACGAGACCCGCCCCGGGCTGGCGGAACAAACGCAACTCGACGGTTTCGACCGCATTTATGTTACCCACATACCCCCTATCACCCCCCAAAGCGCATTGATAACTTTGCCCGTGCTGGACGCGGCCGCAATCCTCGATGTTGGCGGCATGGTAAACATCTGGTATCGTGGCATACGCTACTCGGTGAAACTCGGCGCGCTGACTCAGGGTGTGGGCTACCAGAACTATTACTGGCTACCAGGCGGCGCATATCTGCTCTCGGACACACAGACAGTGATGCCGGAGGGAGCATTCTACATCGCCCTCGTGTATATAGACGAACGAGGAATTGGCAAATGGATCAGCTACTACTACGAAACCCTCGACGCCACCCCGGCGGACACAGGTTGGTACACAGTGACTATGAATTCGGTCACCGCTCAGAACCTCGAGGTGATGCTGCAATGGCCCGCCGGTCTATACACGCTGAGCAGTGCAGGCAAATTGGTCGAAACCCGCGCGTTCGTGTTCGCCCAATACCGGCTCTATGGCACCGAGGACTGGTTCAATTTCAGCTGGGTCAAGGCGGACTTCAACCGCATAAACCAGCAACTTGTGAGCATAATAACCCACACGAACGGCATGAAGGCCGCAAGTTTCCCGGGCAAAACCGCGGAGGCGTTCTGGAAGCAATTCCACGCAGCGGCGGAGGATGACCTACTACCCGAGGGGCGCTACCAAGTCCGCGTCGCAGTTATCAGCGCGCAGGCAGTCACGCTGGAAGCCATCAGCGCGATCACCTATGGCGGGCTGAACGAGGACGGAGCCCGCGCGGGCCTGACCTACCCCGGCGAGGCCCTGCTGGCCGTCCACGCGCTGGCAACGGATAAGCTCAATGGTGACTTGGAGGTCACTGGCGTCGCAACGCGCTCCACGGTCCCGGTATACGACGGCACGGACTGGTATGACGCCGACGCTACAGCCCACGCATGGGCCTGCTACGATATTTTAGCCAACGGCCACCCGGACCACCCGGACTACCCCGCGGTGGCGAACGATCCCGAGCTTATCCAGCCCATCTACGGCACCGGCGTCGACCCGAGCCGGCTGGATTACGACAGCTTCGCGGCCGCGGCTGAATACATGCGGACCGACTTGGGCTGGAAGCTCGGGATTGTGTTCGACACGGTCATGACCGCGTGGGACGCGGTGTTACGCATCTGCATGGAAGGGCGTATAATCGTGTACCCGATCGGCGCCCGGTTTTACGCGCTGGTGGACAAGGCCGAAACCCCCAGCGGGCTCATCGGCCCCGGCAATATCGACGAGGATACGTTCACCGAGACGTGGCTGGACCCGGCAACAAAAGCCGACTCGCTGGAGATGAGTTTCCCCGATGAGGACCGCAACTACGAGCTTACGAGCTTCACCATCCGTGCCGGCGCGTGGGACGACAGTGTGCTGCGCGATCCGTTGCAGTTCCAGCTCTACGGCACAACCGCGTATGTGCAGGCGTTCGCCCTTGGCCGCTACCTGCTCAGCGGCAACCTGTTGCAACGGCGCGTATTCACTGCCCGCCTCAACGTGGAGTCGTTGCAGCTGAGCGTGGGCGATGTGGTGGTGGTCAGCCACGCGGTGCTGGGCGGCTGGGGCGGCAAGCTAGTCGCCGGCTCCATGACCGGCTGCACGCTCGACCAGACCGTGACGATACCCGCGGGCGTATCCTACACGTTCTACGCGCGTAGCATTAACGACGTGATGGTGACCAACGCGTTCACTGTACCCGGAAGCGTTGCGTGGACGACCAATAAGCTGACTTGGGCCCCGGCGGCTGTCGCGTTGCGCAAGGACGACGATTGGGTGCTGGTGCCCACGGCCGCGCTGGCGCTGGCCCGTATCATCGACATCGACTTCGACAGCAACTACGCGCGCACCGTTACAGCGTTGGAATACGACAAGCGCGTGTATCAGAGCAACCCGGACAGCACGGACAGCGCGATTGTAACAGCCGCCAAGCTCGCCGCGGGGTCCTACGCGCCCGGCGCGGATGTCAGCGTGACCAACGTTGCCAAGATTGCCCCTGAGCTGACGCTACCCAAACTAGCGC